GCCATTGGTAGTACCTTTGCCGGGGGGTGGTAGATGGTTAAGCATTGCGTGCATTGAACCGGTCTGTATAAAACTTTGCCTCACGAGCAAACAACTCAGGGAACTTTGTCTCCATCATGCGCACCACAACGCTGTTGATGCGCTTGGTGTTGAACATCTGAGCAACGTCAATGGTTTGCAGTGCTTTGATTGGCAGGCGTTGCTTACCCTCGCGAATCATCAGCGTGCGCCCGTTATTGATGAGGAATGAGCCAGGTATGAGCATTCGTGGACCATTGCGCTTGACCTTGAACGTCACGCCCTTGCGCGTGGTGCGTGGTTGGAAGTTGGCAAGGTTCAGGCTTCGGCCACGCTTGGCTGGTGACTCAAGACTGGCTTCGAGCTTCAACCATCCAGCGTTGGCCACGGCACGATTGACACGCAATGCAGCGCTGACCTTTGATGCAGTGATGACAAACTCTTGGCGTATCTCACGGCTCATGGCCGTCTTGGCTTGCGCTGTGGTGGTGTTGAGTGCGCGTGCTGTCGCCTGCTTGGCCACATCGTCACGCATGGTGTCGAGCATCTTGGCCACGCTTGGAAAGTTGGTAGAAATGCTCAGTTGCATACAGCCTCCATCACTTCAAGCCCACCATGTCGAGCGCCACTTGGTTGAGCACAGCTTGGCGCGTGGGCGCTTCTTTGCATCGGCCAATCGCGGCCAGTAGCACTGATGCCATGCGTTTGCTTGGGTGCGCTGTGGCCACCAGCCGTGCGCAGCATTGCACGCAGTGGAAGTTGTAGACCCCACTGTGTGGCAGTCGTTTGGATGATTCGCATTGCACGCATTTCACGGCGCCTCTCTTTTAAATTTCTGCATTGATGTGGGCGCTTGGCCGCTCCAGTTGTCGAAGCGGGTTTGGTTGCCTTGGTAAAACATGTTGAACACACCGCATGGGCCATTGCGGTTCTTGGCCACTGAGGCTTTAGCGTAGTGGTCCCACTCTTGGCTCAGCTCGGGCTTGGCTTGCTTTGGGCGGTGGACAAAAATCACCACATCAGCGTCTTGCTCAATCGCGCCGCTGTCGCGCAGGTCTGACAGGTTTGGCATGGCATCGATGCGTTCTTCCACTTTGCGGTTGACCTGTGCCAAGCACACCACCGCAATGTCGAGCTCTTTGGCCAAGGTCTTCAAGCCGCGGCTGATTTCTTCAAGCTGATAGGCGCGTGGTGCGCGTGCATCTAGGCCGGACATCAGGCCGATGTAGTCCACAGCCAACACATTCAGGCCATGCAGGCGCTTGATCGCACGCGCCTTACTGCGCACTTGGTTAATGTTGAGGTTGCCTTGGTCGCTCACGTAGAAGTTGAGCGCCTTCGACTTCTCTGCGCCTTCCAGCACCTTGTCCCACTCAAGGCCATTGCCACGGCTTGGGCGCTTGACAGAAGACAGGCTCACGCGGCCCAACATGGCCGTCATACGATCGCGCACCTCGCTGTGCGGCATTTCCATGCTCAGCATGGCCACCGAGTAGTCGCCCGCCATGCCAAGGCCAATGGTCATACCCAGCGCCGTCTTTCCCATCGAGGGCCGCGCACCCACGATCACCAGTTGCCCAGGTCGCAGACCACCCTCAAGGATGTTGTCCAAATCGGTCAAGCCTGTGGGCCATGCGTTGGTCTTACCCTCTGCACGCTCCTCAAGCACAGACATGTGCGTCATCATCGACTCAAACGCGCCCACCCAATCATCGCGTGGCGCTTCGTCGATCAGCTTCACCAGTTGACCTTGGGCGCACTCCACGCGGTCTTCGATGCTGCGTGTGTGGTCGTTGGCCAGATCGGTGATTTCTGTGCTGACCTGCAACAGCGCACGGCTTTTGTGGCGCTCAATCACCAGCTCGGCATAGCGGCGAATGTTGGCCGCGCTTGGCACGTATTGCGCGATCTCATTCAGCTCGGCCAGCGTGACCTTGCCCGTCAACGCCATGCCCACCGTCAGCACATCGGCCAAGTGGCCGGTGGAGATTTGACGGGTCAGCTCGGCAAAAATATCGCGGTGCTGTTCAACGTAAAAATGCTCGGCCCGCAGCTTGTCGCTGATGCGGTCAAAGGCTTGATTGTCAAGCAGCAATGCGCCCAGCAAACCCATTTCGGCGTCGATGCCTGCCAGCGCATCGGCTTCGCGCAAGGTGGTGGCGTTCATGCGGCCACCTTCATTTCCTTGTGGAAGTTGCCCGACAGCACCTTCTCAAAATTCTCAGCCTTCACCAGCCACGCCATGTTGCAGGCAAATTCGGTTTTGCGGCCCGTGAGGAAATCGCTTTCGGCCACGTATCCGAAATATCGATCAAACCACGCCACCGCATCCTCTGCCGTTTGCGCATAACGCTCACCGCTCGACTTCTTGGCCGTCATCACCCATCGCCACCTTTGCGCAAGTGCCTTTGCGTTTTTACCGCTACGCCAAAGCTCAAGGCGTGGCTTTGGTAGCTCAGGCATGTGCTTGGCAAACAAGCCAATGATGACCTCATGCGGACAGTCGGCAATCTTCGGTTCATCCGAAGTTGACGAAGAAGCGTTAGCTTCTTTAATATGGTTATTGGTTAATGGTTCTTGGTTAGGGTTTTTTTGGCTTTCATTTGGGTTTTCAGTGGGTTTCGTTTGGGTTTTCTTCGGCCTTCCACCTAGCTTCCCGTTGGTACGGTTTTTCTCTGCAAGGCCGTGGTAGCCTGCAATTTCAGTGTCACAACGTGTTTGGTGGTAGCCGTCATCGCCCAAAATAAAGAAGTCTTCAAGCACATTTTTGAGTGATTGAATATCCGACTCAGAAACCAAACGTAACCGCCTAATAACCACTTGGGTTTCTTTGGGTATTGGCTTTTCATCCAAGTAATACCAGTCGATCAATTGGCGATAAATGCCGTGCTCAAGCGTCGAAAGGTGCGCAGTGTCCTTTCGATAATCTCCGATGTTGTGCGAGTAGTAGTGCATCAGCCACCCACCGTTTCAGATGGAATCTCGGTGTAAAGGCCCTTTTTCTCTAGGGCAAACTTCAAAAATGAAATGAGATCACCGCAATTTCCATCACTCCAGTGCGCACATGGGCCAACTGTGTCTGCAATCTCAAGGCACAGCTCTTCGCACTTGCCCCATGCGGCCATTACAGCATCTGATTTATGGGTTTCAACTTTATTCATAGCGTTCTTCCATGTCTCCAAAAAATGAACATCCGGCAGGCGTGGAGCTCGCTTTTCGCTTGGGGAGCAACCCCCAAGCTAGCCGGAGTCAAAAACATCAAGCGCACAAACGCGCCTGCTTCAAAGGAATAAACACCGGATGCACATTGCGCTTTGAAACGCTGCACACTCGGGTATCAATGCGACGCTCAAGGCGTTGCGCTGCGATCAGGTTGCTCACGCGGGCGCTCACTCGGTTGAGGTCGATGCGCTTATCGTGGATGTGCTCATACAGGTCGCGGATTTCGGTCAGGCTCATGTCTTGAGCGCCGCGCTCGATGCCTACGCGTACCACTTCATATATCTCATTCAGCGACTTGGCCATGCCTTTGACACCCACAGCCTTGAGGCTTGCACTTTGGGTATCAATCGTGTCAACTACTGCGTTCATTCGTCACCCCATAAAAGTTCGATCGGGTTATTGATTCGCTGCATGGCAGCCTCGTAAAGCGTCACCATGGCCAGCGCTTTGGCTGGGTCGAGGCACTTGTATCTAGCTGGCACAACCTTCAAGCCACACGCTGCAATGAGCTTGCAAATGGCGTCGATCTGGCCATCCTTCATGCGACTCAAGGTGCTTTCTGATGTACCAGCCAACACAGCCACCTTTGATTGGCCCAGCTCTGAAAGCGCGACTAATATTTGCCGCTCGCTCTTTCGTGCCATTTCGTTCACAGAGGCGCAAACTTCATTCATGAACTGACCCCTTCGCCAAATTGGTGGCCGTGGTCGCATTCATAGAATCGAAGCCCCTCAGCAACAAAACTACGAAAGGCCACGGCCATGAACTTAGAAAACGAAATCAGGCAGCTCAAAGCCTCCAACCATGTGCTCACGCACATGCTCAGCGCCGTGTTGGCGCAGCACGAAGCTGAGGGGCTGCTGAATGTGGGTGTCATGCTGGACGCTTTCCGCACGAACATGCTGCGCACCGTGCATGGCAGCAACAACAGCAACAACGTGGGCGACAACCCACACATGCAGGAGCTGTTGGCTGTGGAGCAGCTGTATCAGCCGGTGTTGGACCAGCTTGGTCATTGGGTGCATGAGGCGAAACGCCAAGGCGGTCTTGACGACCAAAGTCTGGGCGCATGGCCAGCACGCGATTGAGTAACTTGTCGATCAGCTTCATGCCGCAGCCTTTTGTTGTGTGCCAGGTGATGGCAGCTCTGGCCAAAACTTTTGCCACTCGTTTGGGCAAAGGTCTTGACGCTTAACAGCACCACCCGTGAAAAGCTCGATGGCCAACGCATGAGCAACTGGCACAGGCTTCTTGCCCGTAATCCATTCGTTGATGTTTGGCGGTTGAAGTGACAGATGACGCGCAAGTGCAGCACTGCGGCCTCTTTCCCCCTTCAACCATTCTTTTAATGTGTCCATGGCCGTCATATTACGCCAAGCGCAATACGTTGTCAATAGCCACGGCGGAATTTTCTTTTTTACTCTGAGCGTATCCAATCAACCTATGCAAACCATTTCAGAAACAAGACGGCAAAGACTGTCCATGCTCATTGAGAAATACGGCTCTATTGCGGCCATGAATGAGGCCATCGGCCTAACCCGAACCGATGCAACGCTGTCTCAAATTCGCAACCAATCCGTCCACCACACCACCAAAACCCCCAGAACCATGGGCGACCCTATGGCAAGGAAAATCGAGGAAGCGCTGGGCCTTGAGCAAGGCTGGATGGACACACCGCCAACTTATGCGGAGCTGCAAGGCGAAGACGACCCACGGGCCAAACTAGAGTCCATGATTCGCGCTATGGAGCCAAGCCAGCTCTATGTGGCCACCAAACTGCTTGAGGCACTGGGCAAAACAAGCCAAAACGCTGACGACGACAAAATGGTTGCATAAGTTCTCATTTTTCATTACGCTACGTATAATTTTTAACGTAAAGGAATGAAAATGAGGGCTTTAAAAGCGGCAGTTTTTGCCATGGTGTGCGTTGTTTTTACAGGCTGCGCGTCCACCAACTACTCAAAAAACCCAAACCCAGCCACCATCACTGAATACTGGCTGAGAAGCGCTCCAGCCACATGGGAAGGCGTGAAGGTTTTTAGAATCAATGACGTCGAATATGGCTACGTCCACGACAGCAACGGAGAAACCTATACAACCGACCACGGCAAAACAGAGATTCAGGTTTGGTTTACAGGTCGAGAAGCCACCGATTCATTTGGCGAAATGCCCAAACAAACAGACTTGGCAGACCTAAGCGCAACTTTAGAGCCCAACGGCGAGTACCACCTTGACATCGCAAAAGACGCGGGCCTCATAAAAATCAGCCTGGTCAACACAAAAACAAACATCACCGTTGCATCGACAAACCCACTCAAAACCGTGAGAAGGCGACCCGTGATGGATAGAACAACGGTTTTACCGCTACCTATACCGGCCAAGTAAAAACAACACATAAACCCGCCAAGGCGGGTTTTTTTACGTCTGGTGAAAAATATTTACGCTTGGGCTATTGACAGACCATTACACCTAGCGTAATAATCCAACCACACACCGCAAATGCTCGGTGTAGTTGGAGCAAACCATGAAGTCACCAGCCAAACAATTCCGCATCAAGGTCAAGACCCCCACGGCCACGACCGTCATCACCGCCATTTGCCCCTCTGCCACCGAGGCATGGGACGCAGCTTGGGGCATCGCCGGTGAACAGCCAGCCAGCATCAGCGTACAGGTGCTGGCATGACCCGTCTACCTCAACACCTACTCACCACCGCCAAAGTCGCCATGCGCACCCTTGGCGCAGCCGTGGGCCTGTTTGTCGTCTTGTCTGTGTGGCTCACCCTTGACGCCCTCACTCACATGAACGACCGCCCATTCACCCCGCAATGCGTCCAAGCCACGCAATGCGTGCAGGTGAACCAGTGCATCAAAAGCGTCAACGACTACTGCACCGCCACAGGCGACGAAGGGGTGAAGCTATGAAAGCCACAGGAATTTTGTTTTTAAACCGCACACGCCCCACCGCTGGCCTCAATGCCGGTGGCGAGTTTGAGCTGGTGCTCAGCGCCCTGCACCGCATCAGCGCCCGCCAAGCCGAACTGTGGCAAGTGCGATACATCGGCCAACGCGCCAAAGAGTGGTGGGACGCCTGCGGCGCAGCGCTTGTGCCAGGTCAACCCATCGCAGTCAGCGCCAAAGACATGCGCGTGTATAGCAATGGCCGCCCTGTGATTGAGGCGATTGCCGAGAGCGTGGTGATTGCGCCGCGCAGTTACTTGGTGGAGGTGGGGGCATGAGCGACCAACACTTTAAATTCATTGAGTACAACCATCGACGCGCCATGCGTGGAGCCGCCGCAGCGCGTGTCGAAGTAGACACCGATGGCGAATGGCTATGGATGACACCGAGCGACATTTGGAAAAACATGAAAAGTTTTGGGGCACACCCTGAACTGCAAAAGGCGCTTGACGCTTACAAGGCCGCCGCATGATCGTCTCAATCGACAAACTCCAACGCGAAGCGCAGCAGGCGGCACAAAGGTATCAATCAGCCAATGACGCCTGCCCATATCCGTTTGGCACAGAAGCGGCCAACGTGTTTTGCGCGTTCTTTCATTCCATCAAAAAAGCCGATGCGCTCGTTCCAGCCATCGAGGCAGAGCTGATTGCCGAAGGGGTGCTGGCATGACACCCACGCTCAACGCCGCCTACCTGTTCATCAGCACCTTTGTGTTGGTGTTTTGCCTTGGCCTGCAAAGCCAATTTGTAAATAACGGGCTTTATGTGGACGCATTCATCAACTCGCTGGCCATCGGCTCTGCCAACTTGGTCCTGTTCAAGCTGGCCCCCGAAGCCAGCGGCGCAGAAATAGTGGCCTATTTGACCGGCGGGCCATTCGGCATTGTGGCCAGCATGTACGCATTCAGACGATTCAAAGGGAACCAACCATGAACCAAACCAACACTCACGGCCTGCGCAAACCGCGCCGCCCTAAATACCAACTGTCGCCCGACACCATGCTCATTGCCATGCGCGGGGCCAGCAAGCTCAGCATTGACGAAGTGGCGCAAATCACCGCGCCCATCACCGCTGCGTTTACCCAACTTCGCCGCGCACAGGCCACCATGCTCGATTGGTCGGTGCTGGCTGGCAGCATCACGCTGGCATTGCGCATCGAGGCGCAGGGCGTGGTGCGCGGGCTGGACGAGCACTTGCAAAGCGCCGCCGCCGCCCTTCAAAAAGTACATGACCGCGCCATGCTATCTGGCCAGTGGCGCTGCACCTGCCTGTATGCCGCAGAGCTGGAAGCCATCGACACCGGCCTTGACCTGCACCGCTATCAGCTAGAGCAACTCAGCCAAAGTGAGCTAGTGCGTGCGCTTGAATCAGCCGAGGGCGATGTGCGCAGCAATCGCGGTGTTGTGGTGAATCGGCGGGAGCTTGAGGTGGGGGTGGCGGCATGAAAGATTATTTAATTGCTCACATCGGCCACACAGGTAAAAGCGACGAACACATCACTTGGTGGAAACCAGACAGCCGAGGTTATACGGTCTGCATCGAGAAGGCTGGTCTATACGACGAAGCCGAAGCGCGAAGCATTTGCAGCATTGGCCTTTGCATTGCGGTCCCCAAGTCGGTTGCGGCCCCATTGGCACGCACCACCCCGTATTACCGCCGCGCTGATGGCTCGCTGAATAAGCTCTATGACGGCGGGCCACACTCAGTAGTTCCCAACGACTTGCAAGCGTGGAAGAAGCTGCTATCAGGTCGCCTTGGACGCTGCGCCCATCCCGACAAGCCCACTCCAATCGGAGCCAAGGCCCGCGCCATCTACATCGACGGCATAGCAACGGGGGCCGCATGAACATGAACGCTTTCCACCCCGCCTACGTGCAAACTCACATGCCCGAGTTCATGGCCAACTTTCGCCGCGAAAGCCACGCCATCACCGAAGGCAAAAAAGCCGCTGCACGACCACGCAAAACCCGCGAATCAGCAGGCCAACACCAAGCCGCGCCGTTGAGCAGCTTTCCAAAAACAAAGAAAGCCAGCATCAACCTTGAGCCGCGCCAGTACTACACATACAGCAAGGCGGGTGCCAAATGATCGTGCGCGAACAACTCAAATATCTGCTTGAGGCCCACTCAGACGGCCTCACCATCCCGCAAATGATGGAGCGCACCGGCAAGCCCAACGCGCACCTGTTTCGGGTGCTGCACGAAAACAAAGGCTTCTACATTGCCGATTGGCTAGAGAGCAACGGCAAAGGCCCGCGCCCCGCCCTGTGGAAGTGGTCAGACACACCGCAGCGCAACAAGCCAAAGCCATACGTGGGCAACACCAAAGCCAAGCGGCCAGTGGTGAACCTAGTGAGGCCAATGGCTCCACGCGCAATACACACAACCATCCGCGGGCCTTGGCCTTATGAATTGAGGGGTGAGCAATGACAAACGAAGCAATCATGCTCCAGCGCATCGACGCGCTCACTAGCGCCGTGCAGTTCATGGCCTCTGCACTAGGCCAGCGCCTCACACGCGCCCAGCTCTGCGACCGCATGGGTGTGCACCGCAACACCTTGGCCAAGCTAATGAAAGACCCTACGTTTCCACTGCCAGGCAAAGATGGCAAGTGGTTGTTGAGTGATGTGATCTCTTGGGAAACGCACTCAAAATGACCCCTCAAAAGCGTGGCCGGTCAAAGAGCAAAAAACAAATGCTCTTTGGCACTCGCAAGCGTCGGCCGTGTCATTACTGCGAAAAAGAGTTGACCTTTAAAACGGCAACGCTTGACCATGTCATCCCATTGTCCCGCGGCGGCTACGACCGCCTAAAAAATGTTGTGCTTTGTTGCTCAGACTGCAACCAGAAAAAAGCAGATCTGCACGTGGACAAATTCAAAAAAATATATGGCCTGTGATTAGGTCATGCGCTTGGCCAGCTCTGCCGCGCTTGGATTGAAATATGTAAGGGCTCGGGTGGTCGTCTTCCACCCAAACACCTTGCACAAGTCCAGCACATGCAGTTTTTGCGCAAGGCGCGTGGCCGCTGTGTGGCGTGCGTCGTGGAAAGTAAAACCATCCAGCCCGGCACGCCCACGGGCTTTTCTAAACAGCGCATCGAGCGTTTGGCTCTTGATGCCAAACACCAGCTCATCGTCCCACCCCTTGAGCTTATCCAGCGCACGGCGCACGGCGGGTGTCATAGGCACATCGCGCTTGCCAGTTTTGCCAGCCTTGATGCGCAAGTGGCTGGCCATCACATCGTCCCACTCTAGCCCGCACAGCTCACCGGCACGCATACCGTTTTGCAGCGCCACAAAAAAGCACACGGCCACGGCCTCGCTCACGCTTCGCACACGATCAGACGGCCACCCAAGCTGACGCAGCATGATGCGCACCTCTGGCCCGCTGATAACGCGCTCACGATGGTCAGGCTCCGCAGGGCGGCGCACATCGCGCATGATGTTGACCGTGCACCACCCCCACTCACGCTTGGCCCGCTCAAACACCGCAGCCAGCACAGACATATCGCGCAGCACCGTGCCACGCGACACCTTGGCCAGCCGCGCATCGCGCCACATGGCAATGTCGGACGGCGTGATCTCTGCAAACTTCTTGAGCAACGGCAAAGGCTTGTGCTCGGGCGACTCAAATGCCTTTAGGCGCACCACCTCCCACCGCTCCCCCTTTTTGGTGGGGCTCACATCTTCGGCGTACCGGCGCAGCGCATCGCGCAGGGTTTTGATGGAGCCAGCTTGGCCAGAGCCGATCAGGCGCAACTCAGTGGCGCGGCGTGCTGCCCAAATCTCAATCTCGCGCTTGGTGTCCATCGTTTTGGACTCGCGCACACCGCCAATTTCGATTTGGATTTGCCAGCGACCAGCCGCTGTTTTCTTGGGGGTTGCCATTTGGGGATTTTGATGGGGATTTTTTAGGGGTTGCTATGTGCAAACCAGTGCAAGTGATGCACTTTACCAAATCACGCTCAATCTAGAAACCCTGTATTTGTGCGGGTTTGTGCTGTGGTTGCACTTGATTGAATTGGCTAATGGTGCCCGAGGCCGGAATCGAAAACTTTGGATTCATGCGCCTCAAGCCCGTTTTTTGGGGGTGAAATGGGGGTAAGAATCCGCAATGAATGCAGCGTCTCCCGCCTGTGGAGGTATTTTCGCACAAAGGCACATCCACAACACCGCACAAAAGAAATTCTAATTTTGTAATACTTTAATTTGCAATATACGCCATTTGGTGTATATTTTTAACCAGCACTTGTTTTGTGCTGACTGCGATGGCGTCCAATAAAACTGGCGGCTCGGGTGTGGGGCCACAAGCCCACTGGTCCCGAAGGGTGCGCCAGTACGCCAACGCGCCCGAGCTTCCACCCGATTGGCGTTGGGTGGCGGCCTGTATCAAAGCACCCACGGAGGCCAACAGCATGGCAACCATCTACACCTACACTGCAGACAGGAAGCGCCCACGCAATGGGCAAGGCCCGCGCAAAACAATCGGCGCAAAAATCATTCGGCTGATTCAGTTCAAAGCGCAGAAAAACGAAGCGCGCCAAGCGCAGGCACGCCACGCGCATCAGATAAAAATGCATCGTGGCGCGATTGAGCAGTCTGAAAGCATTATTCACCAGCTACGGTATGAGCTGGCGAAGATGATGCAGAGTTTTCGATAACCTCAATGACGTCAGGATTTGCAGCCAAGAATGCTTTGAGTTTTTCTTTGGCACTTTCCACGGCGCAAACCGCAGGCGCTTCGACCACTGGCGCAACTTCGGATGCGCGGATTTCTTCGGCCTCTGCTTCGCTGATCTTCACAGAGCCAGCTGGGAGCAAATACTCGTGCGATTCGTCATCGAGCCAGTGCAGTTTGTTTTCGGTGTCTTTGTAGTTTGGCATTTTGTTTTTCCTTTAGCGAAGTTCATTCCAATAAGTTAAAGTCCCGCCATACACAACCGAATAACTAGCGCCAACAGGTATTACTGCATTGCAAATGTTATACACAGTATTTGGTTGAATCAAAGACCCATTTACAGTTAACCCGCTACCACCAGCACTCCAACATGCAACTAAATGTATGGGCTTTCCTGTTGTGTTGTAGTAAATAGTTCCAGACGCTCGGCTTGCTGTTACGTTCTGCCAAGTCTGCCCATAACCCAATCCGACACCGGCAACATCGCCAGATCGAATCTGACCACCAATACCTTGAATCTTTGAAGGCGCTGCCGCCCAAGTTCCTGCCGTTGTTTGTGTGCTTTCAACAAAACCAACGATGCGGAAAGGTACGTTTGTCCGCGCTGTTGCTGAATAAATCACGCTTGCACTGTCAGCAGCACCATCAATAACAGTCGTACTTATCAGACTTGATTCATCCAAAGCTAATGAGCTATTGCAAACTGCCAGCTCAACAGTGCCAGCGTTGTCAATAGCCAGCAGCATCACCTTTGAAAGCGTGGCATTTGCAGTGCCAAGCGTTGCACCCGAAGGCACGACAGCGTTGATGGCCGATGAAATGGTGCGCGTGTTGACCGTTCCACTGCCAAGCGTGGCTGATCGAAAATCAAGCGTGGTCGGGTTGAGCGTGACGGTCAGCGCATTGGATGCGACCGAGGCCGCGATGGGTTTGAGCTCAACAAAACCCATGGCCGTGCGGGCATCCGAAGGGTTGCCGCTTGTGCCTAGAAGGCCTGTGATGTAGTCCCACAACGCACCAAAACCAGCTTTGGCCTCGGCGTTTGTGGGTGTGCCCGCTATTGCGGCTCTGTCGGGTGCTGCTGCCATTTTGGTTTCCCTTTCAAATTAGTAGGCTTGAATTACCGCATCCACCAAACCTTGGTGTGCGTTTCCGTTTTTGTCTATCACCTGCACAAAGGCAGTTTGCTTGTCCAAAATTCTGGCGCTCACGCCCAAGTTGCCATCGTCTTGAATGGTGAGCTGAATGTTTTTGATGACGTTCACCGTCTGTCCTAGCGGCAAATATGTGCCTGCAATGTTGATGACCACATCGTTCAGACTGATGTTGATGTCTGGCACATCCAGCACAGCCGAGAGGGTTTTGATGGCGTCTTGGCCAAGCCCACCGGCCATGGATATTCTGAACTCAAATATCTCACTGCTGGTAGTTTCTAACTCGCCAGGCCACGGCAGCCATGAGCTGGCTTGCCCATAAAACGGGTCAGTATCTGCGCCATAAAAAAAGTCAGCATCCACACCATAAAAAGGCGACTGATTGCCGCGCAAGTATTCGATGGTGTAGCTGGTGGCCACAATGTCGTGCTGCAATTTCAACAGTCCAGCAGCTGTGGGCACAAGTGAAAATTGGTAGACACTTGGCAGGCATGATGCGGCCCCATAAAAGCTCACAGAGTCTGCGTCATAAAACGCCGCATTGTCTGCACCATAAAACGTGTCAGTGCCATCGGCCACCAACCAGCCACCACTCACCGTGCAGTTTGTTTTTGTGCCAAGCCATGCCGTGTGCTGTGGCCAATCGAGCAAGATGTTGTCCACCAGCGTGTCGCCCAAGTTGAGCGTGATGGTGGCGGCGTTGACGCTTTCATTGCCCGATGTGTCCACCGCTTTTATAAGCAGCGTGCAAAGGCCAGATGGGCGGCGCACCAGCGAGTAAGGCATCTCGGTAATCAAACCATCATGCAGGTCGGATGCCGTAGGCCACCAAGTGTTTTGGCCATACTGAAAGCGGATTTTGTAGCCAGCCAAATCGACCACATCGACAGCGCTCCAATTGAGCACGCTGTTGTTGATGGTGAACAGGGTCACATCAGGCGGCGGTGCAGACACGCCCACCACGGTGTATGACACGCGCTTGGCCTCACCAAAGTGGCCAATGCTGTTGTGCGGGCGAACCTCGATGTTCCAAGTTTCCGACAATCCCCCCACCCAAGCGAAGCTCAGGCCCGTGGTGGACCCCATCAGCACGGGCGATGCACCACCTGTGCTGCCCCATATCTGCACACCCGCCGCTGGGCCGCTGAGCTCAAACTGTACCGTCAGCTCTGTGCTGTAGGTGTTGCCCTGCCTTTTCAGCACCTCACGCACCAAGGCTGACAAACAGTTTGGCACTTTGTCCAACAGGCTTCGGTTGGGTGGCGGCGTGTAGTCGCCATTCAGCACATAAGGCCAAAACTCATCCGGCAACGGCGTGACGGTAACCTTGGCCCCGCCTTGGTTGTCTGCCGGTTGTATTTGGGTGACCACCACTTTTTGGCCCGGTGTGGCTTTGAAATCGTAAATCCAAAGCGCATCCATAGGCTGGCCGTTTGCACCGGGCAAAGGCACACCACTTGGCCACGCCCCCACCAGCGTCACGGCGCGGGCGCTTCCTGTGAATGTGGCCACCGTGAAAATGCGGTATTGAGACTCGCCAATCAAGCGCAGGCCGATGTAGGCGCTGCCCGATGTTGGCGCGGGGATGGAATCATCTAATGTGAGCGTGACCGTGCCAGACGCATTGACCGCGCTTTGCACGCGCCCGCTGTAGCCCCACTGCGTCATGTCATGGCTCAGGGCCAACACCGTGCCGCGCTTGTAGGTTAAAAACTCAAGGTCTTGGTCAAACGTGATCGACTTGCCCATGTAGATGTTTTGCGCCATGGCGTGACGCGCCAAAATGGCGGCGTGTGCCTCGCTGGTGATGCCCATGTTGGACAGCCGCGCCGTGTTGGTGGGCACAGATACGGCGGGGCTTTGCACGCGCAGGCTGTTCCACTGGTGGTTGGCGGCTTCATCAAAAAAGCCATATTCAATTTCGTCAGCGCGGTCGCCAGCGGCATAACCCACGCTGAATGAGCGGGCCTTGATGTTGCCCATGTTGATGACACCCTCGACAGGCGCATCATCGGCCAACCACTGCACACCCAGCTTGCCACCCGCCCAACTGATTGAGCCCATACCTGCGTAGGCAATGGACTCCAGCAAGTCGCCAATGCTCATGGTTTGTTGCATGACCGCATCAAACTTGAAACCCTTGGCCGCACACCACACCATGAACGCCTTGAGCGATTCAATATCGATGCGTGAATCAGCCCAGCCCAAGCCCGCAATGAGCTTGCTGTTTTCGTCGTAGATGCCACGGGCCAGCTGCAATATTTGTGCGCCAGGGTTACTCAGGCCATTGGCCGAGCTGGTGGCCGTGGTCCAAGCGCTGCCATTCCAGTAAGGCATGGGCCGCGCAGTGGCCACCCAGTTTAACTGGTCAAGGCTGCCCGTGAGCTGGCCACTGGCCTTGATGCTGAGCGCCACCAACGATTGCCCAGGGTAAGTGGTGAGGTCTGGTTGAAACGACTTGAGCTGCGTCCATGTGACGGTGTTTTGTGCACTGGTGGACGTTTCGTTTTGTGTGACCTTGCGGATGCGCACATCGTATTGGCCAGCAGGTACGTCTAAGTTAATGCTGACGCGCAGAGGCTTTGTGCTGGCGTTTGAGTAAACAGCAGTGCCGTCAGGATAAGCAACAGTTCTCCACGAATAGATTGGGGTTTCAGATGGCTGCCCATCTTCGTATGTGCCATATTCATAACCCGAAATAAATCTTTCTTGATACGTTGAGCCAGTTGGCACACCAACCCAAGTGCTTGAACCTGTTGGCCTGTACTCCACATTGAGCGCAACCTCTTTGGAAACATAAGCCCCAGAGCTTGTGCTCACACCAAACAAAGACATCTCAAAGTCAATACCAATGCGAATGGTGTCTGTGCTGGTGGTGCGCTGCACCCACGGGCCTGTGCCGCTTGGCGCGTCCAACAAAGCACCTGTAATGGTGTCCACGCTGTTGGCTGGCAGATCGGATGGCCACGATGATTCTGGCAAACCTTTTGACCGAATGGTGACACCCTCATACACGCTCAGCGCGGTTTGGCCAATGCGCAATGAATCGACCCGCTGCAAGTTGATGCCGCCGTGGAAGATTTGGGTTAGGTATTGGTCCTCACCGCTGAAATAGGTCCAAGGCTGGCCAGCCAAGTCGGGCACGACATAGGGCTGGCCCAAGATCAAGCTCATGGGCTCCCACATGCGGGCGCTGTTTCGGCCACCGCTTAGGCTGTAGGTTGGCTGAGTTTCGTTGCTTGCCTTCATCATAGAAGGAAGGCTTGGCGGTAGCACTTTATTGATAATCATCGTGCCAGCAACTACAACACTGGCAGTTATCAAGGCGGCAGTCGTCCCCTCCGCTCCATAATAAAGCGCCACCTCTGGCGCAAAATAATAAAGAGCAATAGTCGCAATGATTCGCAGCGTGTCATTGTCATGCACCGCCCGCCGACACTCAATCACCACCCCGTGCTTGACCCGCGTGCGCCCCCACATGAGCGCTGGCACTTGGCGGCCATCAAGCTCCACAATCCAACCATCATCCACACCCGCGCTGAACAGCACAGAGGCAAGGCTTTCACCCTCGGCCATCATCACGGCCACGCTGGTCTGGCCATGCAATGTGAGCGGGTGCGGCGTGACCACCAGACGCGCAAGGCGGTCAATGGGTTGGGCGGCTGTGTGGCGCATTATTTCCATTCGTAAAAACCTTCGATGCGCTGGCCTCGCCATGCGAAGTCGCGCAAGTTATTCAAAGCCACACCACCCATTGGGCGACTGTTGTGCAGCACCCACCACTGGCCGTTGTGGTCTAGCACCACGCCGATGTGCCACAGCTCGCCCGCCTCACTTGGCCCCACCAGCAGCACCGCGCAGCCATGCACGGGCTCTTTGATTTGGGTGGCCAGCTCGTCACGCGCGGCGCGTATTTGTGCGCCCTGCCCCATGCGGCCTTGGGCGTGTGCCATGTGGCGTGCAGGCAAGGCAAGTTTTCGGCCAAATATTTCAGCCTGCACTTTGAGGTACAGGTGGGCACAGTCAAACTCGCCATCGATGTAGGGCAGGCCAACATAGGTTTGCGCCTGCTTAAAGTCGGCGGCGTGGTTGCGGGTAGCTTGGGTGGCTGTCATGGCTTAACCTGCAAACAAGGCGGGCGCGGTGGCGGGATCAAAGCGCAGGCGCACCGCGCTTTGGCGCATGGCGTCGTCTAGGCCGAAGCTGCAACTCACCACCGTGGGGGTGACGTTGATGGATGTGAGCTGGCCAATGAACTCAAAGTCCACCACCGAAGGCGTGGCACGGCTCACCACACGGATGGTGGCGGTGAGCGATGCGCCCACAGGTAAACCTTCTAGCAAGCTGGTCAGCGCGCGGCCCACGTTGTCGAGCTGCAAGGTGGCGCGTGGGTTTTCTTTTTGGGCCTGTGTGGGCAGCTTGAGGCGAAATGGCAGGCCCACATAGGTGTCTGCGCCAATCGTCCAATCGCGGGTGTCGTTGACCACATGCAGCGGGTTAGCAAAGCTGGCATGGTCGATCAGCAGCAACTCAAGAATGCCTTGGTTGTCGCTGATGCTTTGCAGCGCGGTGGTGGTGGTGGCGCTAACCATCAGTAGGCGCTCCGCAGGTATTCGAGCTGCAAGCTGCGCTCGGCAAACGTCCACGCATTGCTGCCAGGCTTGAGTGCGCCAAGGTTGCCGCCCACGATGCGGGCTTGCACTGCGGTGCTGGTGCGCGGGTTGGTCCAAGTGAACCAATCTGTGCCGCCGCCAATTTGGCTGTATACCCAATCCTCAAAATCTGTGGCGTTGGCCTGTGTGCGGAAATACAGGGTGACGGGCACGGTCACCATGGTGTCGCTGGCCATGCGGCGTTGCTTGGGCACACCGCGCTCCATCTCTGAGCGCAGCACCACCGAGGCGGGCTGCTCTGCTGTGTCGGACCATCGTATGCCCACGTAGCTTGGAAAAGTTGCCATGCCTTATGCCCCCGCCGTGCGCAAACCGTAGCGCGATTCCATGGCGCGTGGCATTGAGCCCACGCCGTTAAACACATCGTCAGCCATAGAGTTTTTCACCATATCGACCAACACCGTCAAACCACCCTGCCCGTCAGGCTGTGCAGACACTTGGGCCTGCGAGTTGTTGTTGATGATCTGCACATTGATGTTGGAGCCCCCGCCGCCCTTCATGGTGACGGGTATGGTGCGACCATCTGGCAGGGGCACGTATGCCTCATTCATGCGGCCTTCACCAAACAGGGCAAGCTGAGGGCCTGTGGCAATGCCGCCGTTGCTGTAGGCGTTCATGGGCAACGGGCCGCCGCTACTCATCACGCCGCCATTGGCAAATTTGCCGCTCGGTTTAAGGCCCAATCCACCTGTGTTTTGCCCAGATGTAAGCGAGTAGTCTGTGCCGCCAGATGATGGCCCAGCAAACATGCCGCTCATGGCCCGTGCAAGTGGCCCAGTGATGCTTTGCTGCACTTGAATGCGAATCAGGTCTGAAATGATCGAGTCGCTCAATGACTTGAAATCTAGCTTGCCAGTTTTGACAAAGTTCACCATGGCGTCTTCCATGCCGCGGAAAGCGTTTTGCACGGCGTTGCGGGTGTTTTCGCCCATGCGTTCGGCGCTGCGCCAATAGTCTTTCATGCCTTCGCTCAGGCCGCGCAGGGCGTCGTATTGTTTGTCGTATTCGTCAGCGGCTTGTTTGGCGTACTGGATGCGAGTTTCTTGCGCTTGGCGCTCGATCTCATACATCATGGTGGCGGCCTCAAACGCATCAAGGTTTTCTTTTTTGACCTTGCGCTGAATCTCGATTTCTTGCTCGCGCACTTTGTTGGTCAGCTCAAACTCAAAGCGCAGCCGCGCTTGTTCTTCGGCGGTCTTGCCAATGAGCGACACCTCAAACTGCATGTCGCGCGCTTTGTCTGCAAAGGGCTTGACCGTGCTTTTCCACGCTTCCTCTACGGTCACGCGGCGTTTTTCTTGGTCGATCAATTCGGCCAATGAAAGCGCCTCGTTCTTTTGCGACTGCGTGAACTTCTCGCTACTCAGTGCCAGTTGACGCTTGACTTCATCGGTCTTGGTGATCGTGCCGTTTAGGGCCGCATATTGCGTTTGGAGGTTGTTTAGGAAGTTGGCAGAAAAGTCGCTGCTGGCCGCGCTGCCAATACTTGGCGCTGATTTTTTCTCGCTTGTACGTCCGTATTTGCGAGAGACAGCGTCACCGTTATCACCACCACCTGCAAGCGCTTCTTTGGCTTGCATCTCTTTGAGGTAGTTGAGCTTCTTTGTAACGTCTGCAATGTCTGCATCAAAAGCCTTGGTGTCCCAGCCGTTGGCGAGGTACTTTTCACGCGCCTTGCCGAGGTCTTCAAGCTCTTGACGATAAGTCGCCATGTTTGATGCTTGGCTCTTGAATGGGTTGATGGTCCCAAGCGTCAAGATGGCATCCATAAAGCCATCGGTGTTTTTTCTGCCGATCAAAAATTCTTCACTGATTGCGATCAATGAAGGCAACAAGCCCTCCATCAAAGACACGCCTGCGGCCTCGGATGCAAGGCTTAATTTTTTGAGGTTGTCGTTAAATTCGGCGGCTGACTTTGCTGCATCGTCAGAAAAAATCACGCCAAGTTTCTGACCTTCTTCGGTCATCCGCGCAATGCCATCCGCGCCTTGGTTCAGCAGCGGAATCATGTCTTGACCGGCTTTGCCAAATACCTTTTGAGCGAATGCAGACTTCTCAGCTCCGTCTGCGTAGCTGGCAAACTTGGCGGCTACATCAACCAAGATTTTGTCGGTGTCGCGCACTTGGCCATTGGCGTCTTTCACGCTCACGCCGAGCTTGGCGAACATTTCGGTTTGCTCTTTGCTGCCGCCCGATGCCTCGCTGATGTTTGCGCTGAATTTCTTGAGGCCCGCCGCCAGTTGGTCAAACGATGTGCCGCTGGCCTCGCCTGCGTAGCGCAGGGCGCTGAGGCTTTCGACAGAGATGCCAGATTTTTCGCTCAGGTCATCCAAGCGGTCGAGCATGTCCACCGCGCCTTTGAGGGCTTGGGCTGAAAACGCCGCCGCAATGGCCGCGCTGATGGCCGGAAAGTAGCCAGCCAAGGTGGAGGCAGACTGGCCCAAGCCTGCCAGGTTCTTTTTGGCAGACTCTATGGCGGCCTTGGTTTGGTCGCTTGCCGATATGACAATTTTTGCTTCTGCCACTGTTCGCCCTTTTTTACGCCACTTGTTTACGCCATTGGCGTAATGTTTCTTGTTCCATCACTTGCACGGCTTGCATCACTTCTTGCCACTCTGCCCTTGGCACACGCTCAGAGCGTAGGAAAAGCTCCAACGCCTCCATGCGCAAACCTATCGGGCCATTCATGCCCATGGTCCACTGCGTGGCCATTTGGCGAAACACCAAAAACGGTGTCACGTTTTCTGGCCACACATCCAAGCTGTCGGGCTCTTGTGGGCCGTCTAGCTTGAGTCCGAAGGCTGCAAGCGCTTGTTCTTTTTCGTCTTTGTCCTCAAAGCCGTTGACAAGCCTGCTGGCAGCCTCAATCAGTTTTTTCGTTTGGCCTCGGTCAGCTCGCGCAAATACGTTTTGAAAATCTCGCCATGCGCGGCTGGGTAGTTCTCTAGCAAGTCGCGCAGCGCGGTCGTGCTGAAAGGCACTTCCTCGCCCTTGTCGTCTTTCATGCCCACCCAACCTGTCAGCACTTCGGCCAGCAATGTGGTGTCGTCTTTGCTGCCGGCGTCTTTCATCCACGCGCTGAGCGCGGTTTTGTTTTTGTGTTTGAAGGTGACGCGCAGCTCGACGGGCTCAGGAATACCGGCCACGCTCAGTGGCACAGCGCATTCAAAAGTCGGATTTGGGTTGAGTTTGAACATGGGTTAATTACTTGCAGTAGATGATGAGGTCGTCGTTACCAGCCACAGGCACAGAGCGCAGGTCGAAGCCAATGAGGCGGCGACCGTTGGCGTCTGTCTTGCTGGGGTTAATCAGCTGCGTGGCGGCCATATACACACCCACGATGGAGCCAGCGGCTGTGCCGTGCTCTAGGCTCATGCTTTGGGTGGTGTTGGCTTTGACGCTGCCCATGAATGTGACTTCTTGCGCGGCAGTCAGATCGAGGGCGATGGTGCCTGTGACGGTGCGTGATGTGATGTCGATGTACTCACCACCCAGCAATGGGGTGTATTGCACGCCGTTGCCAAGGTCGAGCTGCAAACCCTGTGAGGTGTAGCTAGTGCCAGCGGTGACCACGCCTGCGGCGTAGGTGCTGCCAAACTTAACGTCACCTGTGTTGGGGTCGGTCACGACAATGGGTTGCTTCCATGATGTGAGCGTGGTGGATGGGTTGGCCACGGCTGTCACGCCGCCGTCTTTGCCGGTGAAGCTGAAAGCCAAAGCGGGACGCTCGCCAATGCCCAAGGCAATTTTGACTGTGCCCTTTGCGCCCAACAGCTTGTGCAGCACGCCATCGTCGTAGTAGTACAGCGTGGCGCTTTTTTGGTTGCTTGGGGTGTCGGGTGCGTATTGCTTGTAGGCGGCTGCACCGGTTTCGGCAAAGCCACACGCGCGGAGCAATTCACCCCAAGGTGCGGCTGTGCCGGCCGTACCGCTGCCCGCCAGTTCTACCGTGAAGTCGATGGTCACATACGCTGTGCCCACCAGTTGCTCAGAGCCGCCAAAGTAAGGGCGCACCACATCGCGGTCCACGTTTTGCGCGTTGAGCGGGTTGACGGTGACGTTGCTGATGAGCAAGGCATTGGCCGCGCCTGTGGGGGTGGCATCGGTGCCTTCGGTGGTTTCGATTTTGGCCAACAAGGCGGTGTTGCGGATATAGCGTGGCATGTGATTTACTCCAAGGTAAGGTGTTGTGTGCGGTGCTTGACGATGTAGGTGAGCTGGGCGCAGCCCATGCGGTCACCGTCTACGTCGTAGTCAAAATTGACAGAAATGAATTGGCAGTCGGCCACCAATGCGCCCAGCGTTGGGTCAGCGGCCAAGCGTGCATAAGTGGCTTGCATGATGGCGTCCACCGCCAAATCGGGGGCCAGCGTGGCGCTGCGTGCGTAGCACTCGACCACCACAGTGGTGTCAGCATTGACGGGAGCGCCCATGATGGCCAAGCGGTCAAGCTGTGAATCTTGCAGGCGCACCACCACGGCGTCTGGCCACTCTTGGGCGGTAGGCCGAATGCGTGCGCGGTGAATTTGGGCTGATACGGGTGTGCCAGCGCTCAAGGCGCTGACCATGGCCGTGACCACATTGGCAAAAGCGGTGGTCATGCTGCCACCTCCAAAAGCAGCTGGCTCACGCCAGTGCCATCGGGCTGGTGTACGGCGACTGTGTAGGTCTTGCCGTTCACCACTGCGCTTTTGCCAATGGGGTCTGTTGGCACATCAGCCGTGCTCAGGGTGAGCATGGGCTGCGTGCCAGACATACCAAAGGGGCCAACAGAGCCCAGCTCGTAGTTGTTGTCGAAGATGGCCTTCACAGGCGCACCATCCAACGTGGTGGCAACTGCAAAGTCGTCCACGTTGAAAAATGCGGTGAGGTCTTCGGTAAACGCCATGTGAGCTGGGTCTGTTGGTGTGAGTTGGCAATTAAGCGGTGAGCGCGTCAACCATGGTGGCGAACGACTCGACGTTGCGGATGGCCACATCTACGTCTTGCAATGCCACCACGCGAACCGTGCCAGCAGAGCTGCCTGTGTATGGGTCAACCATCAAGTCCAAGCTGCCCCACATGCCGATCATCAAATCAGCAAAGTTGCCGAAGATGATGGCGGAAGCCACGCCAGAGGCAGTGCCCTTGGTCAAGTTGCTTGGCACACCGTTGGTGATGGCGCAGTTGTAGCCGTTGAGTGGGTTTGAGCCTGCGTCCCAAATTGGCTGGCCGTTTGAGGTGCCAAACTTTTCTGTGGACTTGAGCTTGCCGCGCACTTTGGCGTTGGTCAGGTAGCCCATAGTGCCCACATCGGCGTTGGCGGCTGCAATGGCAGTTTCCAACGCGATGATGTTGGCCCATGTAGGTGCTGCACCGTTTGTGCCGCCCACCACGCTTGGTGTGCTGATGGCTGTCAAGATGCCTGTGGGTTGGTTGGATGCACCAGAGCCGTTGATGGCGGCTTGCTGAATGGCCAAGCCCAACACGGTGGCCAAGTCGGTTTGCACCATGTTTTCCACAGCGATGCTTGACTGCAACAGCAAGCGGCGGCTGATGTCGGTGAACGCGCCCACGGTCTTGGGTGTCATGGTGACTTGACCGAAGGTTTGTTGGCTTTCTGTTGGCGCTGTGTTTTCAGCGACCCAATACGCAGTGGCTGCACCGGTTTGCTTGGGGATGGCGATTTGGCCAACCAAGCCTGTCAACATGCGAGCGCCCAAGCCGTCGATGACCATGGCGTTGCGCAAGATGTCGATGAACGAGCCAGAGAGCAAGTCTGTGGCCACGGTGTTACCACCGGCTGTGGGTGTGCCCACCAGCAAGTCACGCTTTTGCACTTCGTTTGGCACAAAGAAGCCACGGGCCGATTTGCCTTGCACCTTGGCCACGGCTTCGGAGCACTCGCGCTCAAAAGCGGCTGCACGTTGTGCGGCTGCATCGCCAGGGTTGCTCAGGGCGTTGATGGCACGCATCACGCTGAACTGCTTGGTTTCTTCTTTGCTCAAGCCGATGTCGGCTGTTGGCACAGGCTTGCTGGCCAAAGCGCGGATGGCTTCTTGCTGGAACTGTTCGACAGTTTTGCCTTCTTGGATGGCACGCATGGCCATGTCTGCACCGCCGGGGATGGTGGCTGCGATTTTGGTGATTTCGGCGGCGTGGTTACGCTGCTCTGCGACTTCGATTTTTTCCATGATGATTCCTTTGGAAGATGGTTTGTTGATTTGTTGGCGGCTTTCGTCGGTTGACGGAAGCACGGCCACGGGCTCGGAGGCTTCTTCTTGCTCACCATCTGCTTCACTGTCAGACCAAATGGTTGTTTCAACCACATCGCCAGAGTCGTTCCACACAGTTGTTTGAACAGTCAATGCGCGTTCTTCACCCTTTTGCTCGGTGCTTTGGGTTTCAAGGCTGCGGCCCACGCCAACGCTTGCGTCAGCAGGCACGCTCACCAGCGAAACCTCGTAAGGTTCAAAGTCAGTCACGCGGTAGGTTTCCACACCGTCCTTTGTGCTTTCTAAGACTGCCTCATGAATCATGTAGCCGAACGACACGTTGCGACGGATGCCGCCCAGCACGTCTTGCCACACTTCCTCTGCGCGGGCGCTTTTCCCAAAACGCACCGTGGCACGGGCAACCCTGTCCGCACCTATCTCAACAGATTCGACGACACCCACTACGTCACGCACATCGTGGTCACAGAGTAGGTTTGCACCACTGCGCAGGCGACCTTGGCGCATACTTTGTGGTGCGATGTTCAAAACTTCAATACCCCACCAGCGCTCATAGGGCGTTTCGCTGGCAAAGGCCAACGTGGCGGTGCGTGCGGCTTCGTCTACGGCGGCACGGTCAACCAACAGCGCACGCTCTAGCTTGCCGCCCGTCTTGGCGAGGTGGCCGCGCAAGGTGTCTGGCACAAGTTGTTTGGTGTGTGTTTGGGTCATAGGTGGTTACTTTCGCAAAATGGCTTGGAAATGTTCAGCGAGGATTTCAGTTTTTTACACACCCAAGAACAGCAGGTCGGTGTCGCGCTTTTTGCGCGTGCGCTGTGCTGGCACAGGGTGGAATGGGACGAAGTGCCACGCGGGGCGGCCACGGCGCTTGCCCTTGGTTTTGCCAGCGGGGCTTTGGCCATCGGTGACTTGGCCCCATGTGTTTTTCCATGTGGCCAGCCACGACTTGGCCCATGCTGACTTGCGCATACTCATGGGGCCACCTCTGAGGCTGGGCCCCATTCGTCACCCTCTGCACCTGTGCCATCCACAGGTACGTCGTTGACGTACTTGATGTTGGCGGCGATGGGGGTGGTGGCGGCAGCGGCCAGCACATCAGCAGGGATGGCATCGACCTTGGCCTTAATGACAGACAAGCCATGCAATGTGGAAAGGTAGTTAGCACCACCCAATGCGCTGATGATTTGCGAAGCCAAGCCAGCTGATTCAGCGGTGGCGGGGCTGCCCAAAATGATGGAGTAGCCAGAGGGGTTGCCACGCACGCGGTCATCGGCGCTTGCACCTGTGTCTGCATGAATCACTGGACAGGTAATCTTGACGGTATTGGTGCTGGCATCCGTCAGGTACATGCTGATCGGGTTACCAGTTGGGATGATGATTTTTTGACTTGTCGAGTTGGCCGTGACAGGCGATGTCCATGTCCACACCAGATCGGGCAAATGCTGGATGCGCTGAGTGGCTTGGTACAACTCAGCAAAGCCAGGTGACAAGATGCCGTCAGTGCTGTTGGCTACAGACACCTTGTTGGATGTTTCGTCAAAGTTAAAAATGGCCTCAAGTGCAGCGTCAAACGCCATGGTGTATTGCGGCGTGTTGTTGGCACTGATGTGATAAGCAAGGCTCAAGTCAATCGACAAAGACAGCGTGGCATCGAGCGTGACTGTTTTCCAGTCGTAGCCGCGCACACGGGCTTGCAATGTGTACTCGGCTGCATCCACCACGATCTGCGTGCTGTTGCCTGTGCCACTTGCTGTTGTCCAAGTGGTCGTGCCAGCCTTTTGCCAGCGCAAGAACCATGTGACGCCAAAACCTTGAGGATCGAGGCCGGTGACGCTTGCGCGGCTACCGTTCACGTCAGCCACGGGGATTTCGTTGGCCTGCGATTCGATGATGCCTGTGGTGCGCACTTGAGAAACCAAGTCGGTTGTCAGACCACGCACAAAGCGAATCGACTCGTCCACGGTGTAGTCTGCCAAGCTCAATGTGCCACCAGTAGACGCGGCCACGATGTTTTGCTCAATGGCAAACGATGCCCACTTGTTGATGATCGCGTTATACATGCGCTGGGCGCTCCATGCGAGCGTGCCCGTGGCGGCTGCAATGATCTTGGTCGTTTCGTTGACCGTAATGAGCGCGGCGTCTGCTGCGCCCGTGGTGTCGTTGATGTAGTTAGCGTCAACTGCACCGCTTGCGGTGTAAGTGACCAAGCCCTTCTTGGCCGTGGCGGCTGTGAACGTCACGGAGTTGGCAAGCCAACCCTTTTGACGGAAATCAGCCGTCCAGTTGATGGTGTTGATGACCGTTTTATCGTCCAAGCTGTCCACGAATGGCAGGAAGCCGTCACTTGCACCCATGAAGGTTGGGTCACGGAAAAAGCTAGACAGTGCAAGCGTTGAAAGTGCCGCTGTCTGCACTTGAAACGCTGGGTAGCGTGTGGCCATGGCAGACGGCGTGAATCGCACTTTAGGTGCATATCCATCTTTGTCAGTGCTGATTGTGGGACGGAAACCAATCACGCCATAGAAGCCGCTTGAGCCTGTCGCAGTAGCACCAGCCGCCCATCGAAACAAGCCGCCCGCATTCATCACGGGGTCAACCCAATACCACTTGTTAGCAGAGCCAAAGGTGTTTGGAATTGTTGTCAACGCACCTGTGTAGGTGTAGGTGTCCATCAAAATGTTGGACGTGCCATTTCCGAAGATCGCGCCGCCGTACTTGAAGCCCACCATCTTGCTGTTGTTGCTGGTGTAGCCCATCTGCCAAATGACGTTTGAGGCTGTACCGTTGACCGTGAAATTGTTGATGACTGAGGCGGGCAAGAAGTAGGCGTGAATGGCCACCTGCGCCCCATTCGGGCAGTTGAGTGTCAGCGTTGAGTTGCTGATATTCCAAGTGGAGCCAGCCTCGGAGTTTGAAAAGACTGTGCCAGAGCCGCCAGACACAATGTTGTAAGTTACGGTGCTGTCGCTCATGTTGAGCGTAGACCCGCTACGGAACTCGCTTGTCGCGGCCGCTCCATAACCGAGGCCGGCCGTAGGGCTAACCGTCAACGAAGAACCGTTGGTGATGTTGAGCGTGGATCCGCTTTGGAACTGGAACAAGTCAGCGCGAACCGAAGGCGTCCACACCACGTCATCCTTGTTCAAATTCAGCGACGATGTGTTTCCAAACGTCCAAGCTGTTGAACTATTGAACGTGTTGTTATACGTTCCCATAGTCAGAGCGCCGCCTGTGACGTTCATTTTCCAAGGGCTTATCAGGCTGTATTTGCCGCCGGCGCTTGCTTGGAAATCAGCCTGCGTGCTGTTAGCTGTCAGTGCTTGGCTGTATTGGCCAAAGGCATAGACCTCATCAAGATTGTGCGCCGTGGAAACGGTGTAAATGTCGTTTGTGTAATCAAGACTTAGACCCGTCAATGCAGCAGCTTGTGCGGGCGTGACGGAGCCATAAGCAGGGTCTGACAACATGAAAACGGGCTGTGAATATGCCGCCGTATTCAGGCTGTACGACACAGACTGAGAGATATATCCGTTTTTGCGGAATTGAGCCACTTGCGAAATCGTGTCAACAAAGCTGTCGCACACTCGGTAAGAGCTGATGCTAGTTGTCCAATTAAGGATTAGCGCCTGCGTTGCAGCCGAATAATCACCAGCCTGCACAGCATTTACAAGCGAGGTGCTGCCGCTCTTGATATAAAGCGTTACGTCAGAAAGATTTGCGGCAGTTGAATCATTAAATTGAAACGACACGGTGCGCGGGAAATTCAGCACGTTAGTGCCGCCATAACGCAAATACTTTGTTTTCAGGTCATTCAAACCCCAGCCAGCGGTGTCTAAATTAATGTTTGAATACGTTTCAGTGGTGCCATTTGAGAAGCCGCCGAGAAACTGTGTTGACAAGACCTGTGGCGCGTAACCGTCAAGCACAAATCCATTTGGGAGGCTGAACTTATGCTGCGGTGTGCTTTGGTAGTTTCCAACGTAGTAAAGGCCATTGAACGTGGCAAAGTTTGTGCCGTTCGTTGCCGAAATGCTTGAGTTTGCCTTGAGGATGGTGGTGTTGTTCAACACACCAAAAGCCGCGCCAATACCGGCGTTTGCGCCTGCGCTGTCGCCAGTGTGGTCGAGGATCATGTTATCCACAATCATTTGCATGCGACCCGCTGCAAAGTAGAACGATGCGTTTGAGCCCTGCACCTCAACAAATCGCGCATTGTTCATGCGGAATTTGCCTGTCATTGCGCCTGTGGCCGTTCCGGTCCACATATTCGAGCCGCCAGCTCCGCCGTTGTTCCAGCTTCGGCAGTAGAACGTAGGGCCAGCAGTCTTTAAGAACTGCGTGCCGTTGACGAGGTAGCCGCCGCGCAACTCGCCCAAGATGGTAGAGCCGTCAAACTGCCACCGGCCTAAATCGCCGAAGTACAAGCTCCATTGTCCAAAATCGAACACTGCACCAGAAACAATGTTGTTCCACAGAACGGTTAAACCGCCGGGAAAGTGAATCATGGGCTCGGTGGTAACCACCAGCGAGTTGCCCATGCCTGCGTTGATGATGTCTTGCGGCGTGTTGTAGTCTGTCGCGCCCGATTGAGAGATTGTCAGCGTTGAGCCGTATTTACTGGAAACCAAAACGGCAACAGTGCCAGTCGTGCCAGTAAAGTTCACAGCCGCGCCAGATGCGTTGACCATTTGCACGCTGGTGTTGGCCACAATCGTGCCAACGCGAGCACCAGCAGGAATGCCCGTGCCGGTGATGGACGCGCCAACAACCCAACCGCTAGTCGCAGTCACAGCCAAAGATGGGCTGCCGTTTGTCGCAGTTACGTTTTGCGTGGTCCCAGTCAATACAGCGCTAAATGTCATTTCTTAACCCTTGAAATAGTGCGAGCGGCCAAACAAGCGCACCGCCAAATACATGAGCACACGGGTGGCAAGGCTCACGCCCAGCACCTTCATGGCTTCCAAAAAAATATGGTCACACTCTTTGCGTGGCCTTGTGCATTCGCCATAGAGGTAGTCGTGGACGATGGCCGCATAAGCCCACGGGCCATGAGGGGGGAACACACCCCACAACAGGCGTGGCACGCTGGCAAAGTCGGTCACAAAGCCAACGGGCACCTCAATCACATCGGTGCTGGGTAGCTCTCCAACGTGATAGTCGAAGGGCGCAGCCAGCCGAAACTGGTAGTTGCCCAAGAAATCGAGTCGCGGTGGCTTGGTGAAGCTGCTCATAGACACCTCAGAAAGTTTTGGCGATGCGAAAACCAATGGCGTTGCCTGCCTTGGCGGTGGCCACACCGGCGCGGGTGGTGGCGTTGTCGTGGCTGCGTGTGGCTTGCACGATGGTGTGCAGGCCATCGGACCAATCGGTGCGCCATGCCACGTTGGTGGTGGGCACATCGACGCGCTGAAAGTTTGGCGCTTTGGCGTAGGTGGTGACGTTGGTGTACTGGCTCAGTCCCAATGCAATGCTGTGGCTTTGCGCGGGTTTGTAGATGGCCTCGATGGTTTTGCTTTGGCCGTCCCACGCATAGGGCAGCGCGGGGTTGGTTTGGTTGCCTACATACGAGGCCACAGAGCCACGCAGGGTGAGGTTTTGCAGCGGGTTGCCCTCGATGGCGATGTATCGGGTGTCGTAGTCGAGGCGGCGCTCATAGCTGCCGGTGTCGCTTTTTTGGTTTTGCAGTGTCTTGAGCAAGGCCACGCGAAACTGCACGCCTGTGGGCAAGTGCATGGCGTTGATGCTTGCGCCCATTTTTTTGTGCAGCGTGTTGGGGCCAACTTTGACGTAGGGGCCGAGCTTGTCGCTTTGGCCATCGACCTCGGGGCGGTAGATGCCAACCATGCTGTCCACCATCCAGCCACCTGCAATGGCCGAATGAAAAGCCTGCGCGCCAAATGCGCCTTGGGCCAGCTCGTTCAAGCCATGAAAGCGGCAAAACGCGTCGGGCTCGGCCATCCATGGGCTGTTGGCGTCATAGGTGCGACACCAGCTCGTTTTGTAGGGCAACACGCCCACGCGCACGCCTGTGCTGTCGGTGATGCGCACGGATGCGTCTAAGCGGTCCACACGGCTGCCAATGAGTGTGTGGTGCTGGCCTTGGGCGGTGAAGGTGACGGGGCCAAGGGCTGTGTCTACCTCATGCGATGCGGTGGCCTTGGCCCACTGGCTGAATGGGGTCCACTCTTTGCCATCGGGCAGGCTGTAGTTGGGCAAATAGCGCACAGAGGTGGTGGGCACGCTCCATGCGTCTAGGCCAACGGTGGCGGTGGCTGTGAAGGCTTGGGCGCTTTGGCTTGACATGACGCACCACATGGCCAGCAGCCACAGTGCAGTGCCTACCCAAAACTTGGAGATGCGAAATTTAGAAACACGGCGCAACATCGCGGCCCCCAATGAAAAATGATGTGTAGCCCACAGCGGGTGGGTTGGCGGCAACTTTGTCAATGAGCTGCGATTGCGTTTGCACCACACGGATGCCGCGATCGACAAGGCCCGTATCGCTGGCCATGCGCTCTGCGGCTTCGGGGCTCACGCCCAGCTCTGCAAATGCAGCGCGAGTGTCGGGGTGGTTGGCAGGCAGCATGACGACCAGCAGCCATTGACGGCCAATGAGCACGGGCTGGCCACCGTAGGCTTGCACCAGGTCGAGGCGGTTGATGCGGTAGCGTGGCGCTTTGCTTGTGGGGGCTTGGGCCAGCTCAAAGTCGCTGCCCTGCTCAGCTTTGGCAATGGCCACGCGGGTGGCTTGCGATGTGCTGCACAGCCACTCGATGGCGTGCGCCTGCAAGCAGGCCAAGCCGATGGTGATGGTGGCAATGATGCGTTTCATTGTTTAACGGCCAGTGCGCATGGCTTGGCTGATAGAGCCGATTTGCTGGCCAATGGTGGCCACGGATGCTGCTATGTTGTCGAGCTTGGCGGCTTGGTCTTTTTGGGCTTGCTTGACCGCGGTGACATCAATTTGCAGCACTTGCATGTCGCTGGTTTGTTTGGTTTGGTCAGCTTTGACTTGATTGATGGACTGCACCGAAGTCTCAACAGTGGCCAAGCGGTTGACCAGCTTTTCTTGCTCGCGCGCTTGGCCCATCAAGAACCAAACGAGCGCGGCCAAGCCAACAAGCTGGGGCCAGTATTTGTTGATGCCACCGAAAGTGATAGCGCCTTGCGGCTGTGGGGTTGCGTTCATTTTTTGGGCCTCCAAAAGCTGTTGAAGTAGCAATTCAGTTGGGTCGGGTTTGCGCTTTGTCACGGTGGGCTCAGATGTAGGGGCGTGTGCCGGTTTTGTCGATGATGAGTTTTTGGCCGCGTGGCTTGTCTTTTGCGCCGTTGGGCACGCTGATGTGCGTCCAGCCGCCGCCCAGCAGCGGGTCAGAAAACTCTCGGATGATTTGGTCGAACGGCACTTTGGCTTTGATGCAGGCTTGCACCACTTCGTTGGGCGTCATGCCCGGCACTTTGAAGTCAGCGGCGCAGCCGATGCGGTGCTGGCTGGTGTCTTTGCTGCCCACGCTGTCGTTGACGGCCTTGCTGCGGTAGCCGCTGCTAATCATCACGGGCTTGCCACCCACGGCCACTTTGACAAACTCCAACAGGTAGGCCAAGCGCAACAGGTTGGCCAGCTCGTTTTGGTTGGGGGTGTTGTCAAGGCCAAGGCGTGCAGCGTTGTCGCTGTGCGTGAGCTCAGCCAAGGTGAAGTGGTCGGTGAGCTGGGTCATTTGGCCGCCAGTGCGCCGTGTAGCGCGTCTGTTTTTTCTTTGCTGCCAGAGCTGCTGCCGTAGTGGTAGGCCAGCACCATGGTGGCGATGGCGTCGAGCAAGCCCAAGATGCGGCCAGCCACAATTTCGGGCACGGCGGATGGGTAGCCGTTGAACAGCACCCACAGCTCTGCACCCAAGGTGACGACCAGCAGCAGGCACGACATGACAAACACCTTGCCCGATGTGCCACCGGCCACGGCGGCGTCACGCGCACCTTGGCGGTCAGCCACTGCCAGCTTGGCAAAGTCGAGGCCAAGCTGATCGGCTTGCTGTTGTAGCTCTGCCTCGGCCTGCTTGAATGCGGCCATTTGCTCGGCGCTCAGTGTGTTGCCCGCGATGGCTTGCTTGACATCGGTGGCGCTCATGCCAGTGGCTTTGCACAGGCTGTCGATGGCCATGCCAGCCAACGGGCCGCCAAGCGCGGTGGCGATGGTGGGGGCAAGTTGTTTGAGCCAATCCATGTTTATGCGCTCCGGTCTTCGGTGGTGTATTCGGTGACGGTGGCTTTGATTTCGCCGTCTTTGTCGCGCTCCACGGTTTGGCGTGCCTTGACAGGGTGCTGCACCACGACTTGGGCGGCGGGCACTTCATTGGTGACGTTGACCACGGGGGCTGCGTTAGTCATGCGCACGATGGGCGCGGCCACGTTGACGATGGGCGCGGGCTGGTCTGGCACGATGATTTGGATGGGCATTTCTTCCAGCTGTTTGACCCACGCATCGCGCAAGTCGTTGAGCATCCGCTCGGCGCTTTCTTCGATGCTCTTGGTGTTGAAGTTGACCTGTGTGGCAGGCTGTTGGATGGTGATGGGGGCTTGACCGCGCTCAGCCATGGCACGCACCATGTCGATGAGGGCTTTTTGTGTGGTGTCGGCGGGTGCGGGTGTGGTTCCGGTTGCTGCACCATTGCCATTGGCGGGGGATGCGCCAGGTGTGCCGTCATACGCGTTGAGGTTGACGTTGTATTCCTTGGCCAGTGCTTGCGCGGCGGCGATGGCTTTGAGGGTGTCTTCAAAGTCGTAGCCCATGCTTGAGCAAAGGTCTTGCGGGCTGATGAGGCCAGCTTTGACGCTGAGAATTTTGGCTTCCATGTCGCCTTTGGGGTCTACCCAATCCCAGCGGCGGGCTTGCCATTCGTGCTTTTTGAATTTGGCGATCTTGCTGGCTGGCAGGGCTGAGCCGTTGTTGAGGGTGATAGCGCCCGACAGCAGCGAGGTTTGCAGCCACGCTTGGAACACGGGCTCCATGAACACGGCAATAAACCACTCTTGGTCTGCGGCCCAGCGGTCGCGTTCTTCTAACGTGCCGCTGCGGATGGATGAAAAGCTCACGCCCTCAAGGTCGTTGGCCAGCGAGTGGTAGGCCACGCGCCAACCGGTGGCAATGCGCTGCAAGGTGGTTTTGACGAAGGGGCCGAATGTTTCGTTGGGGTAGCGGCTTTCATGCGGCTGGAACGTCACGCCTGTGGGCAATGTGTCGTACGTGCCCGGCTGCGAGGTGGTGATTTGTTGGCCGTTTTCAGTCTGGCCCAACATGGGCGCAGCACCATCGGGCGTGGTGAAAAAGCCGTAATGGTTCGCGCCATGCTCTGCGGCCAGCAAGGCTGACAGCTTGAACGCGCCCAAGTGGTGCAGGCTGAGCATGGATGGAGCCATCCATGGGATGCCGCGCACTTGCTCTGCACGTTCTAGCTTGAAACGGTGAATGGTGTCTTCGGTGCTCACGCGCACGCGGCGGCGGCTGCTGCGCGTGCCATCGTTGGGGTGGGCTTCAAACAGGTGCAAGGCCACGGGCTTGCGGTAGGCGTTGACTTCCACGCCCATGATGACGGTGTTGCCTGCGTGCGAGCCGTTGAATGTGGTGTCGATGCGGTCCACATCGATGACTTGCAGGGCAAAGTTAAAGCGGTTGCCAGCGTCAGCGCCGCGCACCATCTTCACCAAAAACTCACCATCGCTGGGCAAGCTGCCCACGATGTTTTCGCAAAGGTCGCGCAGGGTTAACTGACCGGTCACATCACACGCTTGGGACCATTCGGCCCATGCTTTTTCGATGGCATCGCCCGCGCCTTTGTCGGGTTTGCCGGGGCCGTCTTCGGGGCGGCTTTGCAGGCGAATGCCGCTCGGGCCTACGATGTTGTTTTGCACCATGCCCACAAACTTGCGGGCGTAGTCGTTGTTGTTCACCAGTTGACGGCCACGTTGGCGCAGGCGGTCAAGGTCGCCCATCAGCTCTTGGTTGATCGAGCTGGCTGTGGCAAACCAATCGCCACTCAGGCGGTCAAGGCGGGCAGCGGCAAATTGTCGCACCAAGCCTTGGGTGGGCTTGGCAAAGATTTGTTTGGCGCGTTGCCACATGGATGGTTTTTGTGTCATGCGAAAAGCGCCTCTTGGTTTTCTGGTGTTGGCTTTTCGGGCGCAAAAAGCTGGCCTTGCGCAACAGCTTGCTCAATGCGCTTGCAGGCGATGTCAAAGTATTTGGGTTCACGCTCAATGCCGATGAACTTGCGGCCCATTTGCATTGCTGCAACGCCTGTCGTGCCGCTTCCCATAAATGGGTCTAGGATGGTTTCAGGGTTTCCAGCTTGTTCTATGCACCATTTCATTAAGGCAAGTGGCTTTTGTGTCGGGTGGCCAACACGCTCTGGGTTTGTAGCTGCAATAGTCCACTGAAAGTAACCAGCTAACTTATCCATATTTGTCCAAGCAAGCTCAACGCGGCTAAACGACTGAGGGCCGTCTGGTTTATGCCAAACAAGCCAGCGCCGAGAAGGTGGCAACTGAAAATAATTTCCACCCCACAAAATTGCTTTTTCTCCTTTGCACAATATTTCATTAAGCATTGACTTTGTAGGGGCTGATTCATCCCAATCTTTTTTTTCAGCGCCATTCATTCTTTGATGTTTAAATGGTTGCGCAGCAATGTTTAAACCATAAGGCGGATCAGTAATAACCGCATCCACCTTTGGCAGCGTAGGCAGCACATCAATGCAGTCGCCCAAGTAAAGGGTGGCATCACCAATTTGCACGGGGTTCATGAGCCAAACCTCACGTAAGTTCTGTTTTTGAGGCCCAAGCCATTGGCCGCGTTGGTAGCTGCGTCTTCGTTGCGTACTTCGGCGCGGAATTTGTCGCGCAGTGCCAGCAACTCGCCCACGCTGTAGTGCTTGAGGCGGCGACCCGCGATTTCGTACTCAAGCACGCCGCTTGTGGCTGTGCCTAAGATGCGGCTTTCAATGGCTTCGAGGATTTTTCGGGCTTGGCTGCGGTTGTCGAGCGTGGCCGCGCCAAAGCTGGGCTGCACGGTCATGCGGCCCGAGGCTACGGTGTAGGCATCGGTGTCTTTGGTGACTTGGGCGCGGTAGTCGTAGTCGCCAGCCGCCCAAGTGGTGGTGACGGATGGGGCTACGTTGACAAGGTAGTTGAGGCCATCAGCAATGGCAACAATGGAAATTTTGGACGCCGCGCTGATGAGCGTGTACGTCAACACCCAGCCCTCCGTGGCCGGATAGTCGGCCAAGTTCTTGAGCCACTTGGCTGTGTCGCCAGCGATGAGGCTGGTGGGTTCGGTGGTGGGTGTTTGGGCTGTCACGTTGCGGCAGTTCGATGGGTTGCATCGAACTATCCGCTTTCACCTCGGAAATGTTCAGCGAGGATTTCAGTTTTTTACTGTTGCAAAGCGTGACCAAAAACAAAAAACCCCAAGGCTTTGACACCTTGAGGTTTCCTGCTTGTGCGGCCCGAGCTGTTGCCAGCTCCTAAGTGGTAAAACCACACAAATTTTCTCTTTCAACTTGTCCCGCTGAAACCCCAAGAGTTGACTTTGAGATAAGGGGCTCTAGGCACCCCTGCGAACGCTTTGATTGTAATCTGAGTGAATTATTTTTACAACCTATTTTCCAAAAATGATCTGACGAATCCGGCGCTCACTCAACTGGTGGCGGCGAACCAAAAGCGGGATGCGCTCACCGCGTTGCCAATCGGCCAAGATGCGTTGGTCGCGTTTGCTTTTGTAGTCTGCGCCGCCGTTGGGGCTGATGTAGGGGCGGTCGCCAGCCCAATCTTGGTGTGCCTCTTTGCTGACTTGTGCAATGAGCGCTGCGCCGAAGTCGGGCTTCATTTCCAGCACACGGCGCAGCACATCGTCGATGATGCTGCCATCGCGCGGGGTGAATTGCTCGATGTCGGTTTGTGCAGCGTCTGGTATGGCGCGGCGAATGTTTTTTGCTGTCGTAGTTACCATGATGGGCGGCCTTGTCGTGGTCGGTTGGCGGGGCGGTAGGGGTTGATTTTGTTTTGCGCGGCGGGGTTGACAGGCTGCTGCATCATTTTCGTGGCATCAGGAAATTGATGGTTAGTTTCCGCTTGCAAAGGCTGTGCGAATAGGTCACCACTTCGGGGCTGCACAGCGTCTTCCAGCTTTTGCCACATGGCGCTGGTGTAGGCGTGCAGGCCCAAGGCGTGGGTGCAAAAAATGGCGTACACGGAACAGTCCAGCACTTCGTTGCGGGCGCGCTTGGTGTTGACCCACTTGTACTCAATGCCACGGCTGGTTTTTTGGGGCACGCGGCTTTCAGCGGTGAGCTGTAAATAGAACTCGGGCGGCAGGTCTTTTGAAAAATGCACAAAGCCAGCGCCGGGCTGCGTGACCATCAAGCGGCCATAAATCAAGTCTTTGGCGGTGTCTGTGCCCACGTACCACAGGCGCACGCCGCGCTTGAGCACTTGGCCTCGCCAGTTGACATCCTGAATGGTGGCCTTACCTTTGACCATCTTGCTTGGCTGCGGGTCACCGCGCACGGCAAACACGCGCTGGCGTTCGCGCTGGCGGCAGTAGTTGTACGCTTGGTGCGTGAAGTGGCCACCCGTGTCAACGGCCATGGCTTCGATCTTCATGCCCTGCCCGTTGGCGTGGCTGAACACGGTTTCGCGGTAGGCGTCGAGCTTGTCCCACTCGCGCTCATCGGCGGGGTTGGCTATGATGACGGTGTAATCGATGGCCCACATTTCCTCGCCCTTGCCAATGGCCCATGTGACCACCTCAAAGCGGTTGTCTTGAACGTCACAGCCGGTGACCAGCACTAGGCCACCGTAGGGCACGGTGAATCGGCGGTAGTCTTCGGCGCGGCGGGCCAGTGCGTTTTCGTCGGCTTTCTCAATGGTTTCTTCCCAGCACTCGCCCAATGTTTCGTTGACGAAGCCTTCAAGCGGGCCCGTCTCGCCTGCCTTGGCTTTGGTGCTGGCTTCCAAAAACTCGCGCACGATGTCCGACCACGCACGCTGCGGGCTGTAGGCGGTCCACACATGAAAGGCCACATGGCGCGGTGCGCTGCGTTTGTCGCCCAGCGCGTTGCGCCACACGCCGTCTTGGCCATAGCGGTAGTCGCCACAGGCGCTGACCCATGCCGCGCCCTGCTCCCACACCTTAAGGTATTCGGCTTGCGTGATGCTGCCACGGCAATGCGGGCACACATGGCGCACGGTGGTGTGGTCTGCACCGTCCCACTTGAACCCGTGGTCAACTTTGGAGCCACCCCACAGCAGCGGGTGCTCTGCCTCGCAATGCGGGCAGGTGATGTGGTAGGCCATGCGTGCGTCTGCGTGTTCTTCGCGGTACTCGACATGGCTCAAGCCTTTGATGCGCGGAGTGCTACCGGCCACCAGCTTGGGGAACGGCGCACCCTCAAGGCGACCACGCGCCAAGGTGATGGGGTCGGATGACTTCTCAATTTTCTGGTCAAAGCCATCGGCCTCATCCAACATGGCCACGGCCACGGTGATGCGTCGATACGCACGCGCAGCCTTGCCGCCCAAGATGTGCAGCACCGAGCCCAAGAAACTCTTGAGCTTCATGGTGTCTTCTTTGCCGCTCAGAATGACGGGCTTGAGCGCGGCCACATCGCGCAGCATGGGGTCCACCTCAGACTTGACAAAGCTGTCGCGGTCATCATCGGTGGGCTGCCACAGCGCCTGCTTGCGGCGGCGGTGCGCGGCGTTGTAGGCGATGAACGACAACAGAGTTTTGGTGTAGCCCACGCGCTTGGCTTTGCGAACGGTCACCTCCTCGATGTCGTCATTGCTGAACGCATCCATCCACCCGCGCTGGAACGGGTAAGCACGCCAAGCCCCCTGCGTGTGGCTGGCCTCGGCGCTCAAAAAGAAGTTGTCCTCAGCCCAACGGCTGAGTGTCTGCGGCGCAACAGCCTGCAACGGTTGCAAGCCAGATGTGACCGCAGTCAATATCGCGCGGAGGGTTTCGCTGGGGGCTTTGCTCACGGCATTGACTTCCCGATTTCTGATGCAACTTTGACAATAGCAAGACGGACAGCGGCAAATTCATTACGACCGCAATCTTCAATATTTACAACAATAGGAGCATCACCAAGGTTTTTATCAACCAGCGCTTGTCCAAGTGCGCCGTGGTAACGCACCTTTAAACGCAGTGTCACTGCTAATCGAAACGCATCCCCATCATTGTCTAGAGGGTCCCAACTACCAGCAGCTTGTGACCCTGGCACGTACCATCCAACATCCATACCGTTAAATGTTGCTGGCTCAATTCCAGCTGCTTTTGCGGCATTCAATAAAAGTTCTTTTGTTTCATTCATTACTTTGTCTCCAAGTCTTCATCATCAACATCGTCACTCATACCAAGCCGTGATGACACCAGCTCGGCCGTAGATCGTACCCACTCATTACGCGCATTGGCCAGCAGACCCATCACTTGGTCACGCGCAGCCTCTGGCAAATCAGGGCACGTTTTTTTCAACGCTCCCGGCAACTGCTCAAACCGCTCCACCACCGACATACTGGCTGTGGCCAACACCTCCGACAGCAAAGCGATTGGCGCAAACTCACCACGCGCCACAGCGTTCTTGAGCTCAATGCCATGGCGCTGCTCACGCGCAAGCGCTGCACGCTCTTGCACTAGGTCAAGCCCGCCCACTTCCATCGACTGACGCCCAGCCGCTACCTCACGCAGCCATTCACAGTACTGGCGAAGCTGCACCGACAAAGTAAGCCCGCGCTCCACGATGCCATCGCTCATGATCTGACTCACCCTTCCCTCGCTGACACCAATCAGCTCAGCCAGTTCAGCCTGCGAACCTTGTCGCTCCAATGACTCAGCAGCCCTCACTTAACCCCCTTAGTAAAGTCATGAAAC